GCCGACCGTAGACAGTTCGAAAGAAGTCTATCCCTGCTCCGGGTGAAGGCGTCAGAACAATTGAATGGAGGCGCAAATGCGAAACCAGTTCGGATATGACGAAAGCGCACCAAACCCATCGTGGCTTATGCGCGATGTGCAAAACAAGTGCGAGCAGTGCGGATTGATATGGGTCGGGGTCAGAAGTTGCCTATGTCATCAGTGCTCAACTAAATCGGAGAAGGGAGATTGTCATGCAAACAGCCAGCAACATGATTGCAAGCCGTCCTGAAATGGGAGTTACGGCATATCGCGAAGCGGTCGGATATTTCCGTCCATGCCAACTAGATGAACGCCTTGAAGACGTTGCGATAGAGGCAAAAGAGCACGGAAGCATCATAGCTTTCAAAGGGGCTGTGTTTTGCATACTTCCGACAAAGATTGAAGGGTGGACGCAGATTCATTGTGCCAAGAAAAGCGCGAAGAAATGATTACTCAAGCGCAACTCAAAGAACTCTTTTCTTACGACCCAGAGACTGGGGTTTTCACAAGAAAAGTGACTTATGGCAGATGGAAAGCAGGAATGGTCGCCGGAACCTATGCGCACGGGTATGTGCAGATCAATATCGACCACAAGCTGTATTACGCACACCGCCTAGCTTGGCTATATGTGCATGGCGAATATCCGAGCGGAGACATTGACCACATAGATCACAACACGTCGAACAACAGCATGTCGAATCTGCGAAATATTACGACTGGCGAGAATCTACAAAATCAAATTGTCGCAAAGAAAAATAATCAGTCTCGGTTTCTTGGGGTTCATTTCCATGCAGAAAAAAAGAAATATCAAGCGCGCATTCAGGTTGCTGGGAAGCAAAGACACCTTGGGTATTTCGATACTCCAGAATTCGCATACAGCGCATACGTTTCTGCAAAGCGCGAATTGCATTCAGCCAACACGTTATAGGGAGCCGCAATGAGATTAAACAACTTAAACCGCTGGATTATCACAATGCGCAACTGGCATTACTACTTGTTGTTAATCGGGATGAGCTGGGCTGGCGCAATTGCTTTATGCATGTTGTTTTGGTGGCTGATAGTAAAGAAATGAGTTTCGCAAAATCAACGTAAATTTAATGGAGATAAAAAATGAATCAGCAAGCACAAGGTCTTTACCACAAATTCAACATATCACGCACCGACGGAACCGATGCGCCAGGCGGGAAGCACTTCGGCGACGAATACTTCGTCCTAAACCTCACTACTGATAAGCACACCATCCCAGCGATTGCAGCATACGCAGAATCATGCGCTGCTGAATACCATCTGTTGGCTTCCGACCTGCGCGCCAAAGTGGCTGCCACAGTTAAGGCAAGCAGCCTTTTCATCACAGTGCCGGAAGTAACGCTTCCAAGCGGAAAGGTTGTCCCATCTTTCCAAATTGCTCAGTACATCGCAACACGCGGCCCAGCCGGTATCCCGCAGTCTGTTGCCGATGCTATGCCTTGGGTTGAGATCAACTACGACGAAGCGCGTAAGGCTTGCGCCGTTGCTGGTTATGACCTGCTGGCAGAAACCCGCGCACTGGCGATTGCTTACGACATCAGTCAGCAAGACATCAACTGGACTGGCGGCAGGGTCGGCGAAGGCAAGATTTTCCAAGGCATCCACAAAGATAACGTCAGTGAAGCACAAGCCGGCACCTACGAATCCGAGGATGCAGAAGAGCGCCGTTGGCACCAGCTCTCGAACGGTGAGCGCATCTATGACTTTGCCGGGAACTGCTACTCATGGGTATTCGACGATGTTCAAGGTGATGAGAACGGACTGACCGGCAAGATCGCCGCCGATTCAATCTCGCTTACCACCGCGCCAGCAAAATCGCAAAAGAATGGCGTCGGCTGGTACCCAGAAGGTGGCGCAAATTGGTCTGGCCGTGCGCTCGTGCGGGGCGGCTGCTGGTACTCCGTCTCGCTTGCCGGTGTGTTCTATCTCAACCTCGACGGCCCCGAGGTTCGCGGCGACTACGTCGGCTTCCGCTGCACCAAGAGTCTCTGATCGCTGGTCACGGGTCGCGGCGTAAGCCGTGACCTCCACAAAATATAAAAACAACAGGAGCACACAAAATGAACGACAGAACAGCACTGGCAACACAAGAAGATTTCGGCGGAACAGGCCGGACTATGGCGGTTGTCGAAACCGCATCAACGGCAATCGCGGCCCAGTCAAAAGCAATGGTTGAATCGCGCTACATCATGGCGATGCGCAATCCACGGAACATGGATGCAGTTCGTCAGGAATTGCTCAAGGAATGTCGCCGACCCAGCTTCGCCAATAACAAGAGCGCCTATTACATCAAGCCAATCGGGCAAGGCGTGGAAGGTCTTGGGATTCGCTTTGTCGAAGTAGCACTACGCTGCATGAAGAACGTGCTGGTCGAAACCACCATGATCTTCGAGGATGAGCAAAAGGAAGTTCACCGCGTATCAGTCACCGATCTTGAAGCAAATATCACCTACCCGCTTGACGTTCGCGTGTCGAAAACTGTTGAACGCAGCAAGCCGAATAGCGATGGCTCCTACATCAGCGTGCGCAAGAACAGCTACAACAAGGACGTTTACACCGTACTCGGAACTGACGATGACCTGCTCAATAAGCGCGGGGCCCTAATTTCAAAGGCCATGCGCTCGCTTGGCCTGCGCATCATACCTGGCGATCTGTGCGACGAGGCGGAAGAGATCATCAAGAAAATCCGATTGGACGATGCCGCGAAAGACCCAGATGCAGAGCGTAAGCGCATCGTGGACGCATTTTCTTCCATCGGTGTTACCGCTACCGATCTGGCCTCGTATCTTGGGCATGACCTAGCCAAATGCTCGCCGCCGCAAATCGTGACGCTGCGTGGAATCTTCGGCGCGATCAAGGACGGAGAGGCCACTTGGCAAAGTGTGATGCAGAACAAAGCAGAGCAAGGCGGGAATTCAGCATCCGCCGCAGCCGATACCGGCAAAAAAGAAATCCCCATCTGCACACCGGAGAACTTTGAGAAGAAAAAAGCCGGATGGCGGAAGGCGATCATCGAAAAGACAAGAACCGTCGCCGACCTGATCGCTACCATCGAAACCAAGGAAAAGCTCACTGACGATCAGAAACAGACGATTGATTCGTGGTCACACGAGAACGACTGAGGCTGACATGACCATTACCGTAAAACATGAATGTGGCTCATGCCGTGGAACAGGTCTGTATTCCGGCATGGGTGAGAGCAAAGAGGCCGCGATAGTTTGCCACAACTGCAAAGGCTTTGGGTTCAGGGTATCCGAGTTCGTCGAATTCACTGGCCGCAAACAATTGCCAAATGTTGTGCGCGTCTATCAGGCCAATCCCGGAATCAAGATCGGGGCCGGCAATGGGTTGGCGCTTGAGGATTTTGGCGGGATTCCTGTTGCAGACTGGGAGCAAGGAAAGCCATTCCCTGTTGGTACAGAAATGCGCTCATTCACATGCCCACGGTGGTGGTTCCAATGTGCCGGTTCAGTCAGTCTTGATTGGAATATCTGCAATTCGAATATTGGACAGTCTTTTTCTCAATGCCAACACTTCTCGGACAAGGGTTTGTGCTGGGATCGCTGGGACAAAGAGCAAGCATCTACAGGAGATAAAAATGCAAATTCATAACCTACAACAAGGATCGCCAGAGTGGCACCAGCACCGCGTAAAGTGTTTCAACGCGAGCGATGTTCCGGCCATGCTTGGAATCTCGCAATATAAAACACGCACTCAATTGCTTGAGGAATATGCAACTGGGGTTGTCCAGGAGTTCGACGAAGCAACGCTACGCAGATTTGCCGACGGGCATCGCTTCGAGGCGCTTGCCAGACCGATTGCCGAAGAAATTATTGGCGAAGACCTGTACCCGATCATTGCCACCGAGGACTATGGATTGTCTCGCCTGCTGTCTGCGTCATCCGACGGCATAACGATGGCGTATGACAAAAATTTCGAGCACAAGAGCCTCAACAATGATCTGCGCGATGTTTTCGATAACGATCTCCCACTGTCTGAACTTTACACCTCTCAGATGGAACAGCAGCACATGGTATTGGGTTGCGATGAAACGCTATTCATTGCTAGCAAATTTAACGATAACGATGAATTGGTTGAAAAGCGCGAACGCACCTACAAGTCAGATTCGGCAATGCGTGATCGCATCATCGCCGGATGGAAGCAATTCGAGATTGATCTTGCCAACTATGTGCCTCGTGTAATTGCCGAGAAGCCAAAGGCGGAAATAGTAATTGAGCTTCCAGCCCTATTCGTTCACGCCAAGGGTGAGATCACCACTCACAATATGAAAGAGTTTGGCGAAGCATTGAAGGCCAAGCTCGAAGAAGTACGCGCCATCGCGCTTGTTTCAGACCAAGACTTCTCCAACGCAAAGGCGGCGGCCAAGATGTTCCGCGACAAAGCCAAAGAGATCAAGGTATCGAAGGATTCGATGCTGTCGCAGACCGTAACCATCGGAGAGGCTGCACGCATGATGGATGCATGGAGCAAAGACCTCAACGAAACAGCGTTGCAATTGGAAAAAGATGTAGAGAAAGAAGACCTCGCCAAAAAACGCCTGATGGTAAGTGAGGCCGGAATTGCTTACTCCGCACATATTGAGGCGCTAGAAGCTGATACTCGCCCGATTCAATTGAATGTGCAGCGCCCTGACTTTGCCACAGCAATCAAAGGCAAACGCAACTACACCAGTATGCAAAGCGCAGTGGATGATGCCTTGGCGAATGGCAAGATCGTCGCAGATGCGGCGGCAAAAGACATTCGCGCCAAGCTAACTTGGTGCAAAGAAACGTCCGCCGGGTTTGGGTTCCTGTTCAACGATCTTGCACAAATCATTGGCAAGCCAATGGATGACTTTCAATTGGTAGTCACCTCGCGCATTGACGCTCATAAAGCCGCCGAAGCTGCAAGACAGGAAGCCGAGCGTGAAGCAATGCGCATCGAGGAAGAAGCCAAAGCTAAGGCCAAGATTGAGGCAGAAGCCGCTGCTGCACGCGCCAAATCGGAGGAAGAAGCCAAGGCGCAAGCAGATGCACAAGCAAAACAGGTTGCCGAGCAGCAACCAGCCGTTGATAGCGCCGCCAGCATTGCCGTAACTCAGCCAGTCAAAGATGGCGTGCGTCCAGCTACTGTTTGGCCGTTCCCGATGAAAGATGCAGTCACAACAGAGAAAAAAGCCGTCAGCAATTACGAACAGCCAAAAGATGTTCGCCCAGCTCGCGAACAGATCATTGCAGCCGTGGCAACCGCTTTCGATACAACAGACTCAGTTGCTCAGTTATGGCTCAGTGAAGAGTTCGCCGGAGTTGCAGCATAAATGTCATGGTTAATCAGCCAAGCCCTAATGCAGAACTACGAGAACTCGCGCTCTTCGCAGGCGCTGGCGGTGGAATCCTTGGCGGTCACATGCTTGGATGGCGAACTGTCTGCGCCGTCGAGTGGGAGTCCTACCCCGCAAGCGTTCTGTGCGCCAGACAAAATGACAGAATTCTCGCGCCTTTCCCGATTTGGGATGACGTATGCACCTTTGACGGAAGACCTTGGCGAGGAATTATTGATGTCGTATCGGGCGGGTTTCCCTGCCAGGACATATCAGCCGCTGGGGGGGGGGGAAGGCATTACAGGATCCCGCAGCGGCCTCTGGAAAGAAATGGCACGCATTGTTGGCGAAGTACGACCTCGATACGTGTTTGTGGAAAACAGCCCAATGCTCACTTCTCGCGGACTTGGAACAGTTCTTGGAGACTTGGCCGCGCTGGGGTTCGATGCGGAATGGGGCGTGCTATCAGCAGCCGATGTTGGCGCGCCGCACCTCAGAGAAAGAATCTGGGTTCTGGGCTACTCCAACAACGATGGACAAGTTGCCGCCGAAGTCAGCCGAATCATTGCACAGAGAAGCAACGATCAACAGACCGGGGCGCAGCAAGCCAGCGAATTTGCGCGATCAAGTGAGCAACATGCAGAACTGGCCAACTCCATCAGCTACAGATGGAACACGCGGCGGAGTGATGACAGAGAACATGACCGGGCAGTCTCTGACGCAGGTAGTGAATACGCTGGTGAGATTTCCAACGCCATGCGCGTCCGATCATAAAGACAGCGGTAAGACTGGGACGTTGCGTGATCGACTGGACTATGCGGCTGAGGACTGGTGCAGAACGAATGGAGTCTCTGTCGGATGTGGAGAAAAGGGAAAGCCTCGCGGCCTTCTTCGCGGTGACTTCGCAATCTCGAAATGGCGAAACATGAACGCATCA